TCCTGTTTAGGAAATTCTCCGTCAACACGGACACGAACAAAATTTGAATCCTTCCCATATTTGCGCTCCATAGCCGCTATATTTTCCTTATTGGTTCTGGAGCTGTCACGGGAAGAAACTCTGTGGCATTTATACAACCCTCTGTCACAGGTGTGAGAATCATAAAAAGTTCCGGAAGTCTTCGTAGGGTTTCCGCACATCAGCAATTTATTGTTTGCTCCGGACAGCGTACCGAGAATCGCCTCCATTATCGGATCGGCAACACCTGAAGCCTCGTCAACGATAAAGAGCATATTGTCCTCGTGAAAGCCCTGCATGTTTTCGGGCTTTGTTGCAGTACGTGCAGTCGCAAACCAGCGTTCTTCATATCCCTCGACAGAAACCTTTGTTTTAGTCCATTTTAAAACCACTTTCAAAAGCGGACTTTTTGACTGCCATTTTGAAACCTCCGCCCAGAGTACGTCATTAAGCTGCTGTTTAGTAGGAGCAGTAGCCACAACACGGGAATACGGGAAACAGGACAAAAACCACAGGCACAAAACAGCTTCACAACCAGTCTTTCCAACGCCCTGACCGGAACGCACCGTAACTTTAGGAAACTCCGCTATATCTGTAAATACCTCTTTCTGCCATTGGTCACATTCAAACTTGCAGACTTCTTGGGCGAACAGTTCGGGGGATTTACGGTATTGTGGGATTTTTTTCTTAAAAGCTTTTATAAGCCTGTGGTATTTATTCTTCCTGTTCATTTTCATCTTCTCCGAGAAGAGCGTCTATCCAAGCTTCAGCCATACTGCTTTCGGCTGTTTCGCTGCTGCCCAGCATTTCCCTTAATTCACGAACTGCCGAAACATCAGGCAGAGCCGTTTTCTTAATATGCTTTACTTTTTTTCTTCCCTTACCGTCAACTGTGATTTCTTCTTCTGAATATTCTCCGCCGGAAGCTGCCAGAATCAATGCTTTTTGAAGCTCTGCTTCTACAAGGTCGGGATTTGACTGTATAAACTCGGCAAACTCCTCATTGCGTTTTTTAAATTCATTGATTAATCTATCACGCTGCGGCTTGCTGTCTGTTTTTAAAAACTCATCATACAGGCTCTTTATACTATTTAAATTTCCGCCTTTTATCCTTTTCTGACTGACCTCATATTCATCAATTCCTTCAAGCAGAGATCTAATGCTTTTTTTATTTAATGCGCCCAAAATACCACGTCCTTTCACGGTATAAAAATAAGGGCAAATTATGCCCTTTTAAGCGATTCTATTTTTTAGAGATAAATTTTACGTCCAAATAATTTTAAACGGTTATAAAGAGTATATAATGCTTATTAAAGGCATATTTTATTTCAATCCGTTTCCGAATATACAAATAAAGGCCTGTCAGCCCCTGTAAGCGATTTTGTTTTTACCCATATAATTTCACCAATAATTTCTTAAAACGGTTTTCAAGAGGGTCTGAATCGTTTTCTAACGCATATTTCATTTAGATATGCTTCGCCATTCGGCAATTCAGTTTTAAAAAGCCGTTTTTATATATTCCGCTGCGCCGATCGGTACGGGACGCATCAACCGTACTTCAGCATAACGCAGAGATTTTTAAATAAGTTCAATAGGCAGTGTGACCTTATGTTTTATTCCGCAGATAGATATTACAGTCTTTGCACACCTCTGACGAATATCGATCGAAGCATATTCTCCTCCGTATTTTCTTAGAGGTCCTGACATTATCATCTTTCTTCCGTCAACAGTTACAAAAACCCTTGACGGTTCTATAGGCTTACCGTTATTCCAGAGCCAATTGATAAACGGGATTTCATTTTCACGTATTGCCTGCGGTTTTCCCTTTCCGATAAAATTTATAACTCCATCGGTATTTTTAACCTTATAATAATCTTTTTCGGTTATGGATTTATCCGATTCAAGAAATATGTATCCGGTAAATACAAGCTTCTTTTCCAATCTCCATATGCCTCCACGGCGTATACTCATAAGCTTTTCGGGAATTTTAATATTAAATCCAAGTCTTTTTAACAAAACTCCGGAGGAAAGCTCACAGCCTGTTTTAGTCTGAACAACGTACATCATAGCTTTTCTTCCTCCTCTTTTAAAAATTCTTTGACTTGTCTGTATAATTCAGGGCGTTTTACCGCCATGGCATCGAATATCATGGTTTTAAACTGATCCGCTCCGTTTTCAAGAAGCTCCTTTGACTTTAAATCGGCATTACGTTTATATGCTGCCGCTCTGGTCAGTGAAACTGCCGATTTGACTAGAGTGTCAAAATCCTTTGATTTTATTTCCTCTGACGGTATCTGACTCACAGCGTCCAGTACCTGACTGCTTATAATGCGAAGTATACCCTCAGCCATATCAATATCGGGGTATCTGTTGATTTCTTCCATCAGCGCTCTGAAATTTTCCTGAGAAACTCTCAATCTTTCAAGAGACTCCCTGAAATGCTTTACATATCTGTGAACGCTGCCTATTGATATCTCTGTTCCGGTATCCTTTATGTAGTCCACGATTTCACGATAGGTAAAACCGGCACGTATCATCTCATCTACAGTTTCTTTAATATCAGGCTCAAGACCGTCAATAATACTGTGTCTTCTGTTTCCGAGAGTGTTCATATCACACCTCCTACAGTTCAATACAGTCGTCTGTCTTTTTACCTACCAAAATACGCACGCCCTCAGCCGTAAGCTTTGCCGACAGACATTTAAACGGAGCGTCCGCAAGAGTTGTCGGTTTTCCGTTATCCGTATTTCTCAGCTTTACATATCCGCTTTCATACAGATAATCAATGCTTCTGACAATCTCATATTCCTCCAGATCTGAAAGAACATATTTGATTTCGGTTAATTTTTTAAAATCTCCGGCTAATATGTTCAGCATTTGCAGAATACGTCCGTTATTAACAAAGAAATTACCGTTTTCAATTTCCTGTTTTAATTTATCCGCTTCATAATTCACTATTTTCCGCCTCCTTTAATTTCAAGAAGAATATCCATTATTTTATCAAGCTTACGACGGTTCTCCGTTTGCTCTCTGAAGAAATCTTCTTTCGTTATGTAATCCTCTTTAATTTTTGCAATGTCCTTTTTACAGTCTTCAAGTTCCGAAGATAAAGCGTAACGTGACTTTATTTCAGTAATATTTCTTTTGCATTCATCCAGCTCCGAAATGGTTCTTTTAAGAAAAAATGCAACAACTCCTATTCCGCACGTCAAAGCAAGCTGAAATATATTTGTAAAAATATCTGTATTCATGGTATCCTCCTTCCTATAAATAAAAATACGCACTGTATAACCTTGACTATAATTATACAGTACGTATTTAACTTTGTAAAATCACATTCTTCACTTTTTTACTTCCCTGTTAATTTTATTTTTTAACTTTATTATAAAACAAAAAAATACATTATGTATAATAATAGATACAATTATACATAATGTATTGCAAATTATAAAATTACATTTTTTCTATTAATTACTTTTATTGATATTATGCAAATAGATAAATTTAAAATTGTACATTTGGTAGAATTTGTTAAATTTTGTTGATTTATATATTTTATCGTGATATGCTATATATAGATATTATTTGTTATAAATTTTCAAGAAGAAGGTATTTACAATATGAGTTATGAAGAATTATCTATAAATGGATTTATTCAGGAGATAAAAGATGTTTCAGACGGTCATCATCCAAGAAAATTTTGTTTTGTTCTCGGCGCCGGTGCATCCATATCATCCGGAATAAAATCAGGTCAGGAGCTTGTAGATATATGGGATGATAAACTGCGGATACGCAATAAAAGCAGCTACCTCAAGTGGCGGTCAGAATATGGGATCACCGATGAAAACAAATACAGTTTTTACAGTCAATATTACGAACATTATTATAAAAGATATCCCAAAGACGGATATAACTTTCTTGAAAAATTAATGGAGAATGCTATTCCCAGCGCCGGATATGTAATATTATCGTATCTGCTGTCTCAAACTAAAAACAATGTTGTTATAACTACAAATTTTGATCACTTGACTGAAGACGCCATTAACTATTATACTCAAACCATGCCCATGGTAATAGGTCACGAATCTTTATCTCACTATATATCAAAACCAATTAACAGACCGACCGTTATTAAAATACATAGAGATTTATTATTTGATCCTGCAAATACTGTTAATGAGGTTGATAAGCTTCATGATAACTGGAAAAAAGCGCTTAATACTATTCTATCAGAATATCACCCTATATTTATAGGATATGCCGGAAATGATAACAGCTTAATGGATTTTTTAATAGAACAAGGAGAGGCGTTTGCCGACAACAGGTTATGCTGTCCATATTGGATGCTATACGGAGATGAAAAACCTGTCGGAAAAGTACACGATTTCTTAGAAAAATCCAACGGATATTTTATACATCATAATGGTTTTGACGAGGTCATGTTTTTAATTGGACGTGTTTTAAAAATAAAAATGCAGTCTAAAGAAGATTTTCTAAAGAAAGCGGAAAATAGATTTAAAATACTAAGTGATTCAATAGATAATTTTACAAATAAGTTAATGAAAGACAATTCATCATCTGCTGCTGATAATTCAACAGTGTCTGAAGAAATAAAAGAAGCTGTACAATACGTAACAAGCCAAACTGACTTGCAAAATATGTATAAGGAAGTTGTTTTGTCATATCGTGAAGGAAATTATGATGACGCTGTTTCAACTTGTAAAAATCTGATAAACCTGGCTCCTGATAATTCACGATATCATAACACTCTTGGTATTATACTATATAAAATGAAACGTTATGCTGAAGCTATTACCGAAAAGCAAAAAGCTGTTGAATTAGAACCTAACAATGCAGAATATCGCAATTCACTTGGTATAACATTGCATGCACTGAAACGTTATGATGAAGCTCTTATTGAAATGCAAAAAGCTGTTGAATTAGAACCTGACAATCCAGAATACCGCAATTCACTTGGTGTAACATTGCATAACATGAAACGTTATGATGATGCTCTTATTGAATTTCAAAAAGCTGTTGAATTAGAGCCTGACAATGCAGAATATCGAGATGCCATCGGTATCACACTTGGTTGTATAAAGCGTTATGACGAAGCTTTTGTCGAACATCGAAAAGCTATTGAATTAAATCCTAATATTGCCAAATATCATAATAATTTGGGAGTAACATTACATGAAATGAGACGTTATGATGAAGCTCTTGTTGAATTGCAAAAAGCTGTTGCATTAGAACCAGATAATAAAATGTATCGTGAAAACTATGATAAAACAAAAGAAATCTGCGACACTCAAAAAAATAAAGATATTCAACATGTATAAGACAAACAACAAAAGCAGAGGATAAAAATCTCTGTTTTTGTTATTGACATTAATTAGCATTTATGTTATACTGATTAAGGTAGAACAAGTAAAGCACTCGTGTCTTCTTATTAAGAAGATTGAGTGCTTTTACTTTTTATATTATATTTTGTGAATTTATATAAAAGTGTGATTCTTTGTTTGTAATATAAATAAAATAATATTAATATTTTGTTACAACTTATCCTAAGAATTGACATATTTATACTTTTATTTTATAATATACATATTAGTTTAAATAAAGAGGAGTTTAATATGAAAAAAATAATATTTTTATTTGTATTATTTACCTATTTAATTACATTATTAGGATGCGGTAGTTCTAAAAGTACCGCTACAAACTATGTTTTTGAAACCGAAGGTACGATGCAAGAAGAATCAATAATAAACGGTGATAATGAAATTTCAAGCAAATCAATTACTTTAATGCAGAATTTTAAAAGTTTGGGTTATTTTGATGATGTAATAGTTAACTACTTCGAAGATACTAACACTTTTGCGATTATAGCAATTTTTTCAAATGCCAACTCTTTTGATATAGACTATAAAGCCGGAAATTGGAATGAAACGATAGATAAATACAAAAAAATGATTCTAACTTCTATTTCTGTATCTGAAAAAACTCAGCTTAAATCAAATTACATAATATCTTTTGCAATTGGTAATAATGAAATGAGTATACCGTCTCTTGTGTTCAATTCTGATAATTTAGTATATGATTATTATGCAAGTACATCAGAGCAAAAATGCTTATTTATGTTAAAAAATTATTTTTGGCAAAAACCTATAGACAATATGAAAAACACTGAAATCGAATTCGATTTTGATACAAATACATATACAATTTCATTATGGGAAAATGATTTTAATGAACAAACGATTGATGTTTTAATGATGGAAAATGTTTCTGACTCTACAAAAAAATTATCATCTAAATTGTTAAAATTAATTGAATACTATAACGATTCAGCATCAATAAAATTAAAAATATTAGACGGAAAAAACAAAGATATGAATCTATTAGTGGTAAAGGACGGAGCAGTCACTTTTAGTTATTTAACAAATAATGACATATCTTTTGAATCAGGTACATATTTAGTGGGGGAAGATATTCCAGCTGGAGAATATGCTTTAATGTGCAATCATAATCATGTTGGACAATTTTCTGTAAATTCTGACAGTAATGGCGATAATGATATTTATCATGCAGCTTTCTTTGGTAATTCATTTATTACGATTGAAGATGGTCAATATATAACTATAGAAAATGTGACTGCAATTCCGGCTGAAAATGCAAAAATTGATATAACTGGTCAGGGAATGTTACGTGTAGGAATTGACATACCAGCAGGCGAATATAAACTTGAAAAAATAAATGATAGTGAATATTTTAATAATAAGGCTTTCTTTAAAGTTTATTCAGATGATATTGCAACTTCAATGCAAATTACTATAAATGATGAATTTGAAGAGGGTAATGCTTATGTTACGGTTAATGACGGAGAATATCTTCAACTTGATCGTTGCAAAATTGTAAATTAACTCAAAAGTCCGAACACACAATTATTTTGTATGTTCGGACTTTTCCTTATTCCAATTCCAACTGCCCCTCAAGAGGTGCGTTTTTAATAATCTTAAGCTTTTCAGCCGTTATTTCCCTTATTGTTTTCGTGGACAGGTTATATTCAAGAGCAAGCTCTCTATAGTTATATCCGTTAAATCTACCGCAAATTTCGGCATTTCTACTGATTTTCATAAGCGTATCCGCTTTGCAGACGTAAATCTGTCCTCCGCCAAAATATCTTACAAGCTTTTTATACGATTCAATTCCTATCAGTTCTGCAATCTCACGCTGTTCTCCGTCAAGCTGCTCTAAAGCAATTCTGTCAATGCTCATTATTAATACCGGCTTTCTTTTCGGCAGAAGAAACATACTTTTTCAAGGTATCAATTAACTTAATGCCTTGCTTAACCGTAACCATTCTAAAAGGATTATCACAATATGGATTGATATCCATAGCTATAATTTTCTTTACTGCACCTCTCATGCGTTCGCCGTATGGAGCATTTGAGGGACTTAATTTCTGAAGTCTGAATATTAAATACTTTACATAATTTTGCTGTTCTGCTGTCATTTTTCCAGGAGGTATGTCGGCGGCATGTACTTTTCTTTCCATATTAGCGAGTTCCGACTGAACTCTTGCAGCTTCATAGTTTGTAAGTCCTTTAATAGATTCTTTTCCGGTTATACTGTAAACCAGCTGATGAAGATTATCTTCACGACTATTCTGATTTATGCCGAGTTTTGAACCCAGTGCATATATAGCACGTATCTGAGGTGCAGTTGCCATAAAATATTACTCCTTCCTTTTTAAACGATAATCCTTATTTATATCTTTAGGAATATTGATCTTCATTGCCATTTCAGTGATCCGACCGCCTATTGCCGGATTTATTTTATATATCTCATCAATCATACGTTCAGATGAAATAATAGTGCATAACGAATTGCGATCACGATAATCCAGTATTTGAAAAGCTAAACGTATGTCAGCTTCAGTTGCGTTTGTTTTAAACAAATCATCAATGTAAAGAACATCAACAGTCTGATATGCTGAAATCAATGTCTTATATTCCGGATCGTTAACCTTTGCTTTAAGAACAGGGGAGTCATCTTCCCACAAAAGATACCTCACGGATTCTCCGAATTTTAGTAATTGCCCTGCAATCGCAGTACATATATGAGTTTTTCCGCAGCCATTCTGACCTCCAATGAAAAACCACTTGCCTTTATATGACTTTACGAATTTGACCGCTTCCGATTTTATATGCTGCTGAAAACTTTGACTTGCTTCAAAAGAAGAAAATGTTTTTTCTTTAATACTTCCTGCAAGACCGGAATTTTTTAAACGTATCAATGCTTTACGCTTTTTCATGCAGTCGCAAGCGA